CACCAGGCAACCAGTACTATGTTGTTGGATACAAGGGTTCGAGCCCATATGACGCAGGTATTTTCTACTGCCCATATGTTCCTCTCCAAATGGTACGTGCCGTTGGTGAGAACTCCTTCCAGCCTAAGATTGGCTTTAAGACCCGTTATGGTCTTGTTGCTAACCCATTTGCTGAAGGAACCACTCAGGGTCTTGGTGCTCTTACAATTAACGCAAACCGCTACTATCGTAGAGTTGCTGTTAAGAACCTCATGTGATCTATTTCACATAAATTGCAAGAGACCCGAAAGGGTCTCTTTTTTTATCTAAATAATTAGAAAAAATGGCAGGACAGTCATCTCAAATTGAGAATAGAAACTTTCTTTCTCCAACAGGATTTAAATTTATTCTTAAAAGAAGCCCAAAAGTTGCTTTCTTTTGCAATCAAGCAAATATACCCGATTTAAATTTAGGAATTGCAATTCAATCAAACTATCTGAGAGATATACCAACACCTGGAGACAAAATTGAATTTGGAGATTTAAATTTAAGATTTTTGGTTGATGAAAATCTTGAGAATTTTATGGAAATACAAAAATGGATACGTGGATTAGGATATCCAGAAAGTGTTCAGGAGTTTAGAGATTTGGCATCTGGTGGAATTATTAAAGCACCTTATGTCCAAGACAGGCAAGATATTTACTCCGATGGCACACTTCAGGTTTTAAGCAGCAATTTAGTTGCTAAATTTAATGTAAATTTTAAGGACTTATTTCCATACTCTTTGGCAACTTTAACATTTGACGCTACTGATACAGATATTCAGTACTTTACAGCAGACGTAAGTTTCAAGTATACTTCATATAATATAACCACGTTGTCTGGAAATCCTTTATGATTATTGATCTTGACAAAATTCAAGAAATGTGGGAAAAAGACTCAAAAATAGATCCTGACAATTTACATACTGAGTCTTTAAGCATTCCATCTTTACATGCAAAATATTTTGATTTATATAATACCATTGTTCTTTTGAGAAAAAAAGCAGAGCAACAAAAAAGAAATATTCGTCACGAAAGATATGAGTACTATTCTGGAAAAGCAGACCCAGAAACTTATCATGACAATCCTTTTCCCAAAAAAATCAGAGATAAAGATACCATGCAAAAATATCTTGATGCCGATGAAAAACTTTCAGCAATTTGTTTAAAAATAGATTACTACGATACTATCTTGACATACATCGAAAGTATTTTAAAGATGATTCAAAATCGCACGTATCAAATTAAAAATGCAATAGAGTTTATTCGTTTTAACGCTGGATTGGGGTGAAATAAATACATATAGATGAATTTATATGTATGCCCAATTTGAGCATCCAAAAAATAAACGAAGTATATTTCAGAATAACCACAGAACCGCATATTGAACATGAACTTAGAGATAAGTTTACATTTCAAGTAGAATCTGCAAAGTTCATGCCACAATATCGAAGTCGATATTGGAATGGAGAAATTCATTTGTTTGATATTCGAACAAAACAAATTTATATTGGGTTGTTGGACAAAATTATTAATTTCTGTGATCAAAACGGATATACTTATAATTTTGAGAATAACAAGTTTTATGGCACACCATATGAAGAAAATGAAGAAATATCATATGAGGGTGTTAAAGATTATATGAATTCTATTTGCTCTCACACTCCAAGAAAATATCAAATTGAGGGAGTATATGATGCTTTAAAGCATAATAGAAAACTATTGATAAGCCCCACTGCGAGTGGCAAATCTCTGATGATTTATTCAATCGTGAGATATTATGTGAGCAAAGAACAAAAAATCCTTTTAGTTGTCCCAACGACATCTCTTGTAGAGCAGATGTATAAGGATTTTCAAGATTATGGTTGGGATGCTGAGTCATATTGTCACCGCATTTATTCTGGAAGAGAAAAAAGTAACGATGCTCCGGTGACAATCACAACTTGGCAATCCGTATATAAATTGGAAAAATCTTTTTTTGATGAATACAACGTTATTATTGGTGATGAAGCTCACTTGTTTAAGAGCAAGTCATTAGTATCTATAATGACAAAACTCCATCATGCAAAGTATCGTTTTGGATTTACTGGAACTTTAGACGGAACACAAACTCACAAATGGGTTTTAGAAGGTTTGTTTGGACCATCATATAAAATTACAAAAACTGAAGAATTGATGAGACAGGGACATCTCTCACAATTAGACATTCAGTGTCTTGTTCTTAAACACCCACCTCAGAAGTTTAACACATATGAAGATGAGATACAATATCTAATATCTCATGACCAAAGAAATAAATTTATTAAAAATTTGTCATTGGATCTCAAAGGAAACACACTTGTACTTTTTAGTAGAGTTGAGGCACATGGAGCAATACTCTATGAAAGCATAAATAACAATAAGCGAAATGATCGTAAAGTATTTTTCATACATGGTGGTATCGATACTGATGAAAGAGAATTAGTTAGAGAAATTACAGAAAAAGAAACAGATGCAATTATTGTTGCATCATATGGAACTTTCTCTACTGGAATCAATATCAAAAATCTTCATAATGTTATCTTTGCTTCACCAAGTAAATCAAGAATTAGAAATCTACAATCAATCGGAAGAGTATTAAGAAAAGGACAAAATAAAACTAAAGCAATACTATACGACATATCAGATGATTGTACGTATAACTCAAAAAAAAATTATACATTAAATCATTTAATTGAAAGAATCAAAATTTATAATGAAGAAAATTTTAATTATGAAATTATCACCGTACAACTTAAAAAAAATGATAGAAGATGATTTTTATGCAACACTTAAATTAAAATCTGGTGAAGAAATATTTGCCAAAGTAGCTGCTTCTGAAGAGGATGACAGAACCTTGTTAATTATTACAAATCCAATTGTAATAAATGAAATTAAATCTCGTATTGATGTAGTAGGATATAAATTAGAACCATGGTTAAAAACAACAAAAGATGATATGTTTATCATCAATCTTTCTGATGTTATGACTATTTCTGAATCAAATGATATTGAAATGATTCAGATGTATCAATCATTCGTTAGACACTCATACAGAGAAAAAAAGAATCAACCAAAACTTAGTCGTCAAATGGGATATATTTCTACAGTTAATGATGCTAAAGAAGTTTTAGAAAAGCTCTTTAAGAATAGTTAAGCTATAATCTTTTCAACCTCCACAAAGGTTATTATAGCAAGAATTGAGTTCTTGTCAAGCATTAGTAAAAGTGTTATAATGTCTACATATTAGTGAAAAGAATTTATGATAACAACGACATTTATGACCAAAAAAAAGAGGTCAGAGCATTATGTTAACAATAAAGAACTTCTAACCGCTATGATAGATTATCATAGCAATGTTGAAAATTCTTTTATTCAAAAGTATGGAAGATTACCCACTAAGGATGACCGATCTAAGAAGTGGGATACAAAGCCACCTATTCCAAGATATATTGGAGAATGCTTTTTAAAAATTGCAAATCATCTTTCCTTTAAACCAAACTTTGTAAACTACATGTTTAAGGAGGATATGATTTCTGATGGGATTGAAAACTGCGTTCAGTATATTCATAACTTTGATCCGAATAAGTCATCAAATCCATTTGCTTATTTTACTCAAATTATTCATTATGCTTTTCTCCGTAGAATCCAAAGAGAAAAACGCCAATTAGAAATTAAAAATAAAATTCTTGAGCGTTCTGGATACTCAGAAGTATTTGATGACAATTCACTTGACGGAAGTAACTACAGCGACTATAATTCAATTAAAGACGCTATTCATAGTAAGTTACGATATTAAATGAAAGTCGCAATTATTACAGATCAGCATTTCGGTTGTCGTAAAAATTCTAAACTTTTTCATGATTATTTTTTAAAGTTTTATAACAATGTATTTTTTCCTACTTTAGAAAAAGAAGGAATTACTACAGTCATTGATATGGGAGATACTTTTGATAGTCGTAAAGGTATTGATTTTTCTGCTCTGTCGTGGGCAAAAAGTAATTATTACGACAAACTTCAACAGATGGGAATCCAAGTTCACACTATCGTAGGAAATCATACATCTTATTACAAAAATACTAACGAAGTAAATGCTGTTGATCTTTTACTTCGTGAATATCCTAATGTGATTGTTTATTCCAAACCAATAGAAATTAAATTTGATAAACTAAATGTTTTATTCATACCTTGGATTAATCAAGAAAATGAACAGGAAACATTAAAACTTATTCAAAAAACATCATGTAAATGTGCAATGGGGCATCTTGAGCTTCAGGGATTTAGAGTCAATGCCCATATTGTTATGGAACATGGATTGGATAGTAAGTTATTTGATAAGTTTGATAGAGTTTATTCTGGACATTATCATACAAGGTCAACTAACGAAAAAGTTTTCTATCTTGGAAATCCATATGAAATATATTGGAATGATGTAAACGATACTCGTGGATTTCATATTTTTGATACTGAGACGTT